CACAGATTGTAGATGAAGAAGAGCTTGAGAAAGCAAAAGAGATCATGGGTGAAAACAAGTTTAAACAAGAATTTGAATGCGAATGGACGGCAAACATAGAAGGTGCAATATACGGCAAAGTCATCGCAGATATGGAGAACAAGAGACAGATAGGTCGTGTACCTTATGATCCTTCCTTGCCAGTCAATACGAGCTGGGATTTAGGTGTATCAGATCATACGGCGATTATATTCTGGCAGCAAATGGGTAGAAGCGTTAACGTCATAGACTATATTGAAGAACGAGGACAAGGACTTCCTTTCTTTGCTCAGCTTGTTAAAGAAAAAGATTATATCTATCAGGATCATTTTGCTCCGCATGACATTGAAGTTACAGATTTTAGTAATGGCAAGACCCGTAGAGAGGTCGCCTATCAATTAGGAATACGATTTAAAGTCGTTCCAAAATTACCATTAGAAGATGGAATACATGCAACAACTATGCTGCTACCAAGAGTTTGGATTGATGTAGACCATTGCAAAAAACTCATTGATGCGTTAAGACATTATCACAGGAAGTATATAGACAAGACAAGAATGTTTAGATCAAAGCCTGTACACGATTGGAGTTCACATGCATGTGATGCCATGAGGTATCTTGCGGTTGGACTACAAGAACTAAATACTAGACAAACTGCACCACAAAGTGTAGCAGATAACGAATACAGGATTTTATAAAATGGGATCAATTTTCAAACCTAAATTACCACCGCCACCTCCAGTGCCAGAGCCACCAGAAGCTCCAACTGAATTATCGGCGGAAGAAAAAGAAAAGATTAGACAAGATCAATTAAGAAGAGATCGTAAAAGAACAGGCAGACGTTCTACAATATTAACTGGACCAATGGGTGTTGAAGAAGAAGCAGAGATTGGTAAGAAAACTTTATTAGGAGAGTAACATGGGTAGACCTAGAAGATCATCACCACCCCCTGCGCCACCTCCACCACAACCTGTGACCGCTCCGACAGAAACAGAAGTATCACAATCTACTGCAACATCTATGGATGGTTACGATAACAGAAAAACAAAACGTAGAGGAAGATCAGCAACAATACTAACTGGACCTGCGGGTGTACAAGAAGAAACACCAACACTTGGTAGAAGAAGTTTATTAGGACAATAATGGCAAAGACAGATTTAACAAAAGCATTGATGAAACGATTTGATCGTTTATCAAGTCAAAGACAAAACTGGGAAACGCATTGGCAAGAAGTAGCAGATTACATGATGCCAAGAAAAGCAGATGTCACTAAGTTAAGATCAAGAGGTGATAAGCGTACAGAACTTATCTTTGATAGTTCTCCTTTACAGTCTGTAGAACTCCTTGCAGCATCATTACATGGGATGTTGACAAATCCATCTACACCATGGTTCTCTTTAAGATTTAAAGAAGAGGATATGGAGTTTGAAGATGAAGCAAAAGAATGGTTAGAGTCTGCAACAGATACGATGTACACTGCATTTAATCGTTCTAACTTTCAACAAGAAATATTTGAATTGTATCACGACCTGATTACTTTTGGTACAGCTGCAATGTTTATTGAAGAAGATGAAGAAGATATTTTAAAATTTTCTACAAGGCACATTAATGAAATTTATATTTCAGAAAATGACAAAGGTAAAATAGATACCATATTTAGAAAGTTTAAATTATCTGCAAGAGCAGCAATACAAAAGTTTGGATCAACAACAGAGTTTGAAGTGATTGCAAAAAAAGATCCATACGAAGAAGTAGAAATTATTCATGCAGTATATCCAAGATCAGACTTTGATCCAGTTAAACAAGATCAAAAGAATATGCCATTTGAATCTGTATATATGAGTGAAAAAGGTGAAGAGCTATCGGTATCAGGTTACAGGGAGTTTCCATTTGTTGTACCAAGATACTTAAAAGCATCACATGAAATTTATGGAAGATCACCCGCAATGACTGCATTACCTGATGTAAAGATGTTAAATGAAATGTCTAAGACCACAATCAAAGCAGCACAGAAACAAGTAGATCCCCCTTTGCTTGTGCCTGACGATGGTTTCTTACTTCCTGTTAGAACTGTTCCGGGTGGTTTAAATTTTTATAGAGCAGGAACACGAGATAGAATTGAACCTTTAAACATTGGTGCAAACAATCCATTAGGTCTTAACATGGAAGAACAAAGACGTAATTCAATTCGTAATTCATTTTATGTTAATCAACTTATGATGCAAGAAGGTCCACAAATGACAGCAACAGAAGTGATTCAAAGAAACGAAGAGAAAATGAGATTATTAGGACGAGTGTTAGGAAGATTACAATCTGAATTACTCAAACCACTTATTGATAGAGCATTTAATATTTTATTTAGAAAAAATATGTTTAGACCTGCACCAGAATTTTTATCAGGACAAGATTTAGAGATTGAATATGTATCACCTCTTGCTAAAGCTCAAAAGTCTACAGAGTTACAATCTATTATGCGTGGTATAGAAATCATGGGATCACTTGCAAATGTTGCACCGGTATTTGATTATGTAAACTTTGATAAGTTAGTAAAACATTTACTAGATATTGTTGGTGTGCCACAAAAAGTTTTAAAAACACAATCACAAGTAAATACAGAAAGAGAAGAGAAACAACAACAGCAAGAACAAATGCAACAAATGCAACAACTTCAACAAGTTGCAGAAGCTGGAAAAAATATAGCACCACTTGCAAGAGCTTTACCTGAAGAGGCTAAAGAAGTAGCAAACGCTGAAATTGAATAGTGATAAAAGAAATAAAAAAATTAAAAGAAGTTTATAAAATAGTTTTTGGATCAGACCAAGGCAAGTTTGTCATGGATGATTTAGAAAAGCGATGCCACTTTTGGTCTACCACAAATGTAAAAGGTGATAGCCACGAAAGTGCATATATGGAAGGACAACGCAGCGTTCTTCTATTTATTAAATCAATGCTGCAAAAGGAAAATGAAAATGTCAAACGAACAGATAACGGAGAGTAACACTCCGCCTGTAGAGACACCAACACAACCAACAACATCTACAGAAACAAATCAAACCACTGTATCATCAACAACAGATAATACAGTACAAACTGCAACCTCTTGGAAAGACACAATCTCAGAAGAATATAGAAATAATCCAAACATTTCTAAGTTCACAGAGATTGATGCGTTAGCAAAGTCATACATCAACGCAACACAAATGATTGGTCAAGATAAGATTGCTGTACCGAATAACAATTCTACTGAAGATCAGTGGAACGAAGTCTATAATAAACTTGGCAGACCTGAAACGCCTGACAAGTATAAGCTAGATTTTAAATCGGAAGTTGCTCCTGTAGATGACAATGCAATTAAAGCATTTGCAGATGTGGCTCACAAAACAGGTTTGAATGAAAGACAAGCTCAAGCGATCTTGGATTTTTATAAAGCAAACTCAGAACAATCTTTGCAACAAGCACAAGTAGATACTGAAACTGCACAAGCTCAAGCTCAACAACAGTTGAGACAAGAGTGGGGAAAACAGTATGATGAGAACATTAAGAAAGCTGCATCTATTGCGAATGCAAATATGTCTGCTGAAGTTTTAGATATGCAAATGAAAGATGGCACAAGACTTGGAGATCACCCGGATGTGATCAAAGGATTTGCTAAGATTGCCGGGATGTTATCTGAAGATAAAATGGTAACAACTGAATCTGAATCTGTAGATCAAGGCAGAGATCTTGAAGGTGAAATCTCTAGGATTATGAATGATCCACAAAGTCCATATTGGAATAAGGGTCATCCAGAACACGCTAAAATCGTACAGCAAGTCTTTACGATGAGAGAGATGATGAATGGCGGAAAATAATCTAACAGATAGAGAACTTAGGTTAGAAGTCTTACGATTGGTTAAGGAGTGCGGAACTGAGTATCAGAAACAAAACCCCTTGCCAATCGCTGACGAATACGTTAAGTGGGTTAATAGTAAGACAATTCGTAAAAAGAACCTTACTGACAAGAAGGAATAGACTCTGGTCTAACAGACCTTAAATGCAAGAGATGCCTATCAATTCTGATGGAGAACCTCTCTGTTTTGTTCAACATAAACTATAACAAATAAGGAGAGACAAATATGTCTACACAAGTAACAACAGCTTTTGTACAGCAGTATTCTGCTAACATACAAATGCTATCTCAACAAATGGGATCGTTATTAAGAGACAAAGTTCGTCTTGAATCAGTCGTTGGAAAGAATGCGTTCTTTGACCAAGTTGGTTCTGTAACTGCTCAGAAAAGAACGAGCAGACACGGAGACACTCCACAAATTGATACTCCTCACGAGAGAAGAAGAGTTTCATTGGTGGACTATGAGTTCGCAGACTTAATTGACGATCAAGACAAGGTAAGACTCTTAATTGATCCAACTTCATCTTACGCTCAAGCAGCAGCTTACGCTATGGGTAGAGCAATGGATGATGAAATCATAACTGCAGCATTAGGCACAGCACAAACTGGCGAGACAGGTTCTACAGCTACTGTATTACCTTCAGCTCAAAAGTTAGGTACTGGTGATTCTAATGGTTTAACAATCGCAAAACTAAGATCAGCAAAAGAAATCTTAGATGCAGCGTCTGTTGATCCTTCAATCACTAGACATATCATTGTGTCACCTAAGCAGATTACTGATTTATTAGGTACAACAGAAGTGACTTCAAGTGACTTCAATACAGTAAAAGCATTAGCTTCAGGTGATGTAAATCAATTCTTAGGCTTTAACTTTATTGTATCAAACAGATTGAATGCTACTGGTTCTAAAAGACAGTGTATCGCTTACGCTCAAGATGGTATTGCCATCGGTGTAGGAAAAGATGTAACAGCAAGAATAGATGAGAGAGCTGACAAAGGTTATGCAACTCAAGTTTACTACTGTGCATCATTCGGTGCGACTAGAATGGAAGAAGCTAAAGTAGTTGAAATCCAAGCAACCGAAGCATAATAGGAGGAGATAAAAATTATGACTACTAAAAATTCAACATTAGTATCTAACTTTGAAGCATCTCCACAGGTTGCAAACGAAGCTAGTAACTTACACGGAGTTGTAAGAGTAGCTCAAGGTACTATCGCATTAGCGGCAGGTGACTCTACAGACAACGATGTTGTTATGTTAGCACCTATCCCATCTAACGCTACAGTAACTCAGCTATTTATTGGCTCGGACAACTTAGGTGGTTCATGCACATTCAACGTTGGTATCTACTCAACTGATGGAACAGTAAAAGATGAAGATGTCTTTGCTACTTCTGTTGCAGATGCAGCTGGAATGGCAGACGTTAGATTCGAAGAAGCTAACATCAACACTGCTGGTCAAAAGATGTACGAATTAGCAGGTGACAGTGAGGACTCTGGTGGGTTCTACTATGTTGCTGCTACTTTCAATGCAACTGGTGGTACAGCTGGTGACATGAGTTTCAACATCCAATACGTTGTAAACTAATCACAATAATTATGGGGGGTGGTAACACCCCCCTGATTTATGCAAAAACTTAAAGAACTCAAAACAATACTTCATTATAAAAAAGGCGATTACGTCTACAGATTTATCTTAGTAGATAGATTTAAACATACATCCAAAGCACATTATGGTTGGAATCCAGATCAAGGAATGACCGAAGAAGAAATTTGGCAAATGTCTACACCTAGAAAGATTAGGCGTAAATATATTGTAAAAGATGACAAAAAATGATTTTGATCCACGCAACTTAGGACAATACAAAGAACCTAAGAAGTTATTGCATTTTCAATGGCAAGACGATACTAGAGTATATAGATATGCTTTGGTTGAAATTATTTCAGAAAAAGATATTGATGGAAGATCAAAGCAAAAGAAAGACGAGCAAGGTCTAACGCAACAGGAGATTTATAATAAATATGGCATCAGTAGTAGATATTTGTAATGGAGCATTAAATCAACTGGGTGCATCTACCATCCTTTCATTGACTGAAGATTCTAAAAATGCAAGACTATGTAATGCACGATACACTCAAGTACGAGATTCATTATTCAGATCTCACACTTGGAATTGTTTACAAAAGCGAGTTCAACTTGCACAAGATACAGACACTCCACCATGGGGATTTTCCAACCAATATACTTTGCCACCAGATTGTTTACGATTGCTCAGAATATTGGACTACGACTCAGACCACAAAGTAGAAGGTAGAAAGATTTTAACAAACAACACTTCCATGAAGATCTTGTACATTGCAAGAGTAGAAGATCCAAATGAGTATGACGAATTATTAAGAGAAACATTATCTGCAGCACTCGCTGCTGACATTGCTTATGCAGTAACATCATCAAATCCACTTACACAAAATATGTATAGATTGTTTCAAGATAAATTAAAAGAAGCAAGATTTGTTGATTCAACTGAAGGTCAGAATACGACTCAAGAAGATGGTTCAGCAAATGTGATTGATGCAGGTTCATTCATTAACTCAAGGTTTTAATACATGGCAAGAGTAGCCGCACAGCTTACAAACTTTACAGGTGGAGAATTTTCACCAAGATTAGATGGTCGTAATGATTTATCTAAATATACATCTGCGTGTAAGACCTTAGAAAACTTTGTGATCTATCCTCATGGATCAGCAGCAAGAAGATCAGGGACTCAGTTTGTTGCAGAGGTCAAAGATAGTTCTGCAAAAACAAGATTAATTCCATTTGAATTTTCTACCACACAAACGTATATGCTTGAGTTTGGAAATCAATATATTCGTTTCTATAAAGACAATGGTGCAATCTTAGAAAGCGATGTAACGATCTCTGGTGCAACCCAAGCAGATCCAGTGGTAATTACTGCTACTGGTCATGGGTATTCAAACGATGATGAAATAGAAATCTCAGGTGTGGTTGGGATGACTGAACTTAATGGCAAACGCTATAGAGTTGCAAACAAAACAAACAATACATTTGAGATTACAGACATAGATGGAAATGACATAGATGGTTCAGGATTTACAGCATATACATCTGGGGGTACTGCAAATAGAGTTTATGAAATATCTACCCCATACGGAACTAATGATTTATTTGATATTAAGTTTGCTCAGTCAGCTGACGTAATGTATCTTTGTCATCCAGATCACGAAGTAGAAAAACTTTCAAGAACAGGTCATACATCATGGACATTAGCAGATGTTGAATTTACAGATGGTCCATACTTAGATGATAATGCTACAACAACAACATTAAATCCCTCTCAACATACAGTAGGAACAGGAGTTACAGTAGTCGCTTCTGCTACAACAGGAATAAATGGTGGTAGTGGTTTTCAATCTACTGACGTTGGAAGATTAATAAGATTTGTAGATGGTTATGGAAAAATAACAGCAGTTACAGATACATTAAATTTTACTATGGAGATATTAGAAGATATGGGTTCAGCAACTGCTTCTACAGATTTTGCATTAGGATCATTCTCAGATACCACAGGTCATCCAACTTGCGTAACATTCTTTGAACAAAGATAGGTTTTGGCAGGAACAACCGATCAACCCCAAACGATATTCTTTTCTAAGTCAGGGGATTATGAAAACATGGATGAGAATAGAGGTGGAACGATTGCAGATGACGATGCGATTATCTATACCATTGCATCTAACCAAGTAAACGCTGTGCGTTTTATGACAGCAACAAGAACTTTAATTATTGGTACTGCTGGGGGTGAGTTTACTGTATCAGGTGGTGCAACCGATGCAGCAATTACTCCAACAAATATCTTAATTAAGAAACAATCTAACCATGGTGCAGCTAATGTAGATGCTATTGCTGCAGGTAACGCAACATTATTTTTACAACGTGCTAAAAGAAAAGTTAGAGAACTTGCTTATAACTTTGAT